GGTTCGCTGTGACTTTTCCGATGGTGCAGGTTTGTTATCTGAATTTGTAAGATTCATCATTGCGGTTATTATATTAAACATTCCTTTCTCCTTTTTTAAATGTAACGAAATTTAATGATGTCACTGTTACCAGGGTTTGATCCACATGCGTCATGTGTCCATCGAAACTCTGACGCGGGGCCAGTGTCCATGCAACCATCCCTGAACATAACTTCAACTCTACCTCCCCCACCGGGTGAAGCGAACAGACCTTTCCAATCTAACCATATCGGTTGTGGTTCCATTGGTGCCATTGCTACCGGTATCGGTGCTACTGGTAGTTTAACAGTGTCTTCATCGAGCATTTCAAGGCGGCGTTCACACGCTTGCATAATCTCATTAATCACTTTACGTTCATCATCACCTTTGGTGGTCCAACGCAACGCTTTCTTCATGATCTGCTCACGTGCACCACCACCCAGGTTGAAGATGTCAGCGATACGGTAAGGGTCAAGTTTCAAGTTGAGTATACCTGACTTCATTTCTTCAGGTGTCAGTGGCCGGGTGTAGCTGTTCTGGTAGTGTAACGGTTTATCAGCCATGTTTATTTCACTCCTGTTGAACCGAAACCATTGGTCCCGCGTTCTGTATCATCAAGTTCATCAACTTCTTCAGCGTCACCCAGGAACGGCACAACAACCAACTGTGCGATGCGTTCACCGGGGTTAATGGTAATATTTTCATCTTGGTCAAACGTAGTCAGTTCAACTTTAATCTCACCACGGTAATCTGAATCAATCGTACCAGCCATTGTGTCAATCCCATGTTTAAACGCTAAACCTGAACGTGGTTGAATGAGCCCGACGTAACCAGGTGGAACCGAAACGGCAATACCCGTTTCGATGATTGTGGTGTAACCCATTGCGACAACACCGTGTGACGTTGCGTAAATGTCGAAACCTGCAGCACCGACGCTTTTACGCACCGGGATGACTGCATCATTGGTTAACTTTTTAAATTTAATCATTGTTTTCGTTTCCTTTTCGTTAATGTACCAATTATCGGATTTTTCACTGGTCTTTATCAGCCCATATTCGATGCGGATTTCGCGACGCTCTAATACGTCTGATGTGTTTATTCCGTGTCCTGAGTTATACCGGACATAATCAAAATTAGGGTCATTAGCAAGCCGGTTTAGCTCAAGCTCTCGTTCTGGGATTGGTTCGTAGCTGCGAGACAGCGAACCCGAACCCAAAAGCCACTCACCAGCGTACCAATCGCACCACTGGCCGCTGTCGAATTTTCTGTAAAATCCATGTATATGATGTGTTGCGCCCGCTGGCGCTAGTGCGTAAAGTAAATCAGTCATTGTTTAACTGCCTCCGCAAACGCATCGTCACTAAGGTTCATTACAACCTTCATCACGTGTGCTTTGCGTTCTGGTATTGTTAAAGTACCGTTTAAGTACCGTTTAACAGTGCTGACATCAACACCGAGTGAACGTGCAGCTTTACCCTGGGTGCCTGCACGCTTTACTAAACTCTGCAGTAGCTGCAGGTTCTCATTACTATTAATCATCATATATCTACCACCGGTGCGCGCTTTATGCGTTCGCTGTACCATTTGCAAACCAGATCATCAACAATGTTATAAAATGGTTCGTTACCGATCTCATCAAGCATTATCAGACGAATTTCACTGACTGCATCAAGTTGTGAAATCTTGACCATTTCTTCAGTAGTACGTGCCACAGGTGGGTGTTTAAACAACACGTGATGCACGTAACCTTCCGCACCTTTATCAAATTCACTTCGATCAGGTACGTTGTCAATGTTCGCTCGCACATGCGCTACACCTTTAGTCACACCATAGTGATCAACTTCAGATTTAGCCCATTCCCAACCTTCCTGGTACTGTTCTTCTTCAGTCATAGAAAAGAAACCGCGTAAAAATTTAAACATGGTCCTTACTCCCGTAAATGATGTTTAAGTCTTCAGCCAGTGCAACGGCGTTGTCGTGGCTGACTGACCCCTTGATGATCTGTTGAGTTGTTTCAATGTGACGCTGAATACTCGGTGTACCAACATCTTCAAGCATCGATTCATTGAGAAACTTCATCACATTAATGTTGCTGTCAAACTTGGCACTGGCTACATCGTTGATGCGACGTAGCTCACCAGTCTTAATGGTTTCGATCAAGTGTTTCATTGTTGTACTCCTATTTAACCTTGTTGCGACACAGTGACGCGTCGAATCGGTGTGGGAAATGGTAAGCGTCACATTTACAACGGGTACGCTTGTGCTCTTTCTTCTGTCTATGTACGTCAAGCTTCAACTCACTGTCACAGTGGTAACACAGAACACGTGACCGTTGCACGTAGTCGTCAGGGTGTTTATTCAACGTCCTTCGAGCACGACAACGAGTACATCGGCATGGGTATATCATCGTTGCTGTCCACCGGTTGTTAAGTTGATAAACTGGAGTGTAGGGCGTATGCGCTACCCTGTCAAACCTTAATATGTACCTAACGGGTGTTCGATTATTGCGTTTTCTGCAAAACACAGAAACTGTGAAACGGTGTTAGTGGGAAACACTGTATGGATGTCAGGGTTGGCGGGTTGGCGGTAAAATGTGATGAAAAATGTTCTGTTGCAGGTTTGAACACATCAATATGACAAGTAACATTTTTGCTGCGTGCAGTTTTGGTGTGAAACAGTGTTTCACGTTTTTCGTGCGTACTATAGTGCGCATTTCTCGTCACATTTACAAATTTGAGCACATTTTACCGTCAACTTCATTTTGACTAGTACAGTGTACTTGGCAGTCGTAACCTTTTGATATATAACACTTTTTTTTTTTAGACTGTCAACTTCAAAATGACAATAACAGTGGTAAGTTACTGATTTTAAAGAGGAATTCGGAATACCGCCAACCTAAGCCCTTTTTTAGGGGGTAAACAGAATTATAAAATCGATATATACCATTTTCATATAATCTCTACTTCGGTGAAATCAGGTTGGCGGTCGGCGGTAAAATGTGTTCATTTTTGCAACGCATTATTTTTGCGTTTTGTATGTCGTCATAATCTGCAACATTACCACCGGTGAACAGTGTTGTGATAAACTGCTGGCAGAGGTTGACAACTGGTGATGATATGGCTAGACGAATAACACAGGGTGAGCTGACTGGTTTAAACGCCAAGGAAGCGAACTTTGTCATTGAATACTGTAAAGACTTTTCAGCGCGGCGTGCTGCTGAAGCTTCAGGTTACGCCGCTGACAGCGGTTACACGCTGAAGGATAGGTTTGATATTGCCGTGGCCATTGAACGTGTCCTGGAGTCGCGTTTAGCGGCGTCACACATTGATGCTGAATGGGTACTGATGGAAGCGGTGGATAATCATATGATTGCGCGTCAGCAAGGTAAGATCACAGCAAGTAACACGGCATTGGGTATCATTGCACGTCACAAGTTTGTGGATGCAATGTCAGCTGAGAAGATTGAAGTCACCGATGACAAGCAAGTTATGGAACGACTGTTACGTGGTCGTAAGCGTGCAGCTGAGAAAGGAGTCACCGATGATGATGTTTCATTTTTCTAATGTTATGATTCAGCTGCAGGCACCTGGTCCATCAGTCCGCCACTGGTGTAGCCTCCTGTTTGTCACTCTACCAGGTGCCTGTTTTTTTGCGAGGTTACGCTGATGTCAGTCGGTATGGCTATGGTTCAGTCGGGTGAGTATCACCCAGATCAAATTGACTTAATGCTCGCTGATGATTGCGCCAGGTTCTACGCTGACCCGTTAGGTTGGGTCATGTGGGCGTTTGATTGGGGTGTCGGTGAGTTGGAAGGTTTTGACGGTCCCGATCAATGGCAGATTGATTGGCTCAATGACGTCGGTCAACAGGTGACGAATAGAGCGTTCAACGGTGTTGCACCGGTCGATCCGATCCGCATGGCCACGGCATCAGGTCACGGCATCGGTAAATCTGCACTGACTGCCTGGGTGATCCTGTGGATCATGTCTACCAGGCCGCACGCGAAAGGTGTTGTGACAGCGAACACCGGTGACCAGCTTAAGACTAAAACATGGGGTGAGCTTGGCAAATGGCGTGCAAGGTCGCTGGTTGGCCACTGGTTCGAGTACAACAGTGGTAAAGGCTCAATGTCACTCTATCACCGTGCTTACCCTGATTCGTGGCGTGTAGACGCTATGACAAGCCGTGAAGAAAACTCTGAAGCGTTCGCTGGTCTGCACTCTGCATCATCCACACCATTCTATCTGTTCGATGAAGCGTCAGCTGTACCTGATACGATTTGGGAAGTTGCTGAAGGTGGTTTGACGGATGGTGAACCGATGTTTTTTGTGTTCGGTAACCCAACACGTAACACCGGGCGCTTTTACGAATGTTTCACGCGTCGTGCCGCACGTTGGATCACACGTCAGATTGACAGTCGCACTGCTAAGATGACCAACAAAAAGTTAATCAGTGAATGGTTGCTCGACTGGGGTGAAGATTCTGACTTTTTCCGTGTTCGTGTGTTGGGTCGGTTCCCACGTGCCGGCGATGCTCAGTTCATCCCTGGTGATGTGGTATCGCAAGCACAGAAGCGTTCACCTGGTTTGTACCTCCCTGACGATCCGTTAATCTGTGGTATTGATATTGCGCGTGGTGGTGATGACAATTGCATGATTCAGTTTCGCCGTGGTAAGGATGCCAAGTCTGAAAAGGTGTACCGGATACCTGGTGAGAAATCACGTGACAGCATGAAGGTCGTCAGCATTTTAACAACGTTACTGGATCGACATAAACCTGATCAGATATTCCTTGATGCCACCGGCATCGGTGGTCCAATCGGTGACCGGTTGCGTCAACTAGGTTATCCATGTATGGATGTTCACTTCGGTGACACACAAACTGTGGATCAACGCAAATTTAAGAACAAGACAGCTGAAATGGGTTACCGATGTCGTGAGTGGCTGCAGAACGGTGGTGCGATTAAAGATGACCCACAGCTTGAGCT